AGGGATGGGCGGGGGTGGGTGGAGGTATTGTCGTATACATCCAGATGAAAGAGGATATGTGGAGGGGAATGGGGCACAAAACTATGATTTTCCAGTGTAGTTTATACACTTGCTTTACTTAGCGCAGCACATGGCGACCGCTATTACAGGAAGTTTTTATCTCACCGAGACAGTAACGATGCCCGCTGCTACAGCTAGCGGAGTAACTACTCAAACCGAAGTCGATCTCTCAGCATATGTGAACGTACCCACTGGCCAAGCTATCGCAGTAACTAGTGTAGACTTCATCTACCAGCGTGCATCGCCATTCGGTCAAGATGCAGATGCTATGCTTGCAGGCAATGGCGCAATCAGCGTTCAACTCACGGATTTGAACCATGGAACTAACCTTGTTCGAGCAGACAACCAATCCCTGATCGCCAGCGGGAATCTGAACATCGACCAGGCTAACAACATCGCAACCAGAGATGTCGATCTCTATCCAGATAACTTTGGAAAGTTAAGTGATGCTTTCATGGTCGTTAATGATAGCTTGTTTCTAACAGCCATGCCAAGTGGAACAACTATTGCAGTGGGAACAGATGTTAATGTCACTGCTAGAATCCGCTGTGAAGTAGTCAAACTATCCACCAAAGACTGGATGGCAATAGCAATCCAAGCAACAGCAGATGCGTGATCCCCGTGGATTTAGCGGAAGTCATAGCCGCAGCGTTCATGGCTGGCGTTAAAGCCCAGGCTAAAACCGAATCAAAGAAGGCAGGCAAAAAGGTTGTCAAGTCTTTTATCACAGAATTTCCGAAGGTTATGGATGAGATCGCCAGCACAGAAAAGAAAGTCAAGCGTAAGGCTTCTGCCTACAGTAAAAGATATGGTGCCATCTACAAGCGTCTAAAGAAGAAACACCCTCGTATGTCCTTTGGCGCGCTAGCAAAGAAAGCACACATCGAAGCCAGGAAAGGTTCAACCAAAAAAGGCCAAGTAAGAAAGACTGCTCGAAGAGCATATGAAAGGTGAAACAATGCCAACTAAGAAGAAGAGAACAAGTAAAAAGAAATCCTTGGTTCATCCATCAGTCTTGAAGTCTCTATGCCCAGCTACACTTTGCACCTTTGGGGCATTAGGAGCAATTACACTTTCAGCAGGATCATGGCGCAAATTAACTTCATTGGCTGGGTCTCCTTTCTTATTCTGGGAAGGCACCATCGATCTAAGTGCCCTGGCGCTAAAAGATTTAACTTATGTGACTCTAAGTAAAGAGATCCAAGAGCCAGGTAATTTCAGGCTTAACTATGCTACGCCACAACGCCTAGAGTTCATCGAGTTTGTAACTAACCAGCCGATGAATCGAGCTCGCCTTACATTGATCGCTGATGAGTGGGAACAAATCGGAGAGGCTGTGCCAGGCATGATGAACTCTCAAATCAATTATGAAAACATAATCTTAGGTAGATGGAGACAGATTTCACCTGATACAACTTTACCAGCTGCATCAGCTCTAACTTTGAAGAGTTCGAGCTTTGGATCGAGTGAACCATCTGCATCTCAAAAACTCTATAGTTATTGTATGGTTAAGTTCGATGACATTTCAACGATTGCTCCTGCTGATACTCTCTTCATACCAGGGCGTCGATTCAAACTTGCCGGAGTGGCAACAGAAGAAGGAGATCTTCAATATCTTATGCGCCTTCGTCGGTCATATGTTTTGCAGGATTGATTAGATGGGCTACATCCCGAAGTTCAACTATTCGATTTCGGATCTCGAAGAAATGATTCCTCCATCATTGGGGCCTCATCCGTTTTTTGAACGCCATCCAGAACTCAGAAACGCTATGCTATGGGTGACAGCCATGGGAGCTGCGAAAGTAGGTTGGCGAACTGTAGTCACTAACCCTACTATATTTGCTATTGTTGTTCTAGTGCCAGCAGTCGCAGTCGTAGCCGGTAGCTTGACCGTTGCAGGTGTTGAAATTGTTGTAGGTAAAAAAGAAGCCAGGGGATTAGTCGAGTGGTACAGTTTGACTGTTAATGTCTTTAATGATCCTTATGCCTGGCATGTTGAAACTGATAGAGTGGTTCAAGGTGCAGCCCAACACATAATCCAAGGAGTCGTTCCCGGTTTGCTTGGAGTTCCCGAGGAAGTATATTCAGTCACAAAACCTGTTGGTGTGTGGGCATACTGGAAATTCTGGAAAAGTGACGAAGCACAATCAGGATGGCGAGAGATCGGTGGCGGGATCGGCGGTGGCGGCTCCTGGTAACTTCATTCTTCTAATTCTTTCTGTAACCAAATAACATGCCACGCATACTAATCTCTTAGTGATGTAATGGCTTTTCCTTTCATTCAACTTGACACAATAACAATTCATTCTATCACCTCGATGTTATAGCAGTACTTAGCACATTCCTTATTCACACAGAAACCATAGGTGCCGGTTTGAGTCTGATCACACTCAGGACAGTACCGATCCATCGGTAAAGTGGTTTGTTCCCCTGTCTTTAGAGCTCTAGTTTGGATTTCTTTCTGCATTGCCTTCCATAAGATACCATTAACCAGGCGACTCATCATTTCATTCTTCTGTTTCAACCATGAATGTATCTCTTCATCGATGGTCACGCACATATTTTGTTTCATCAATCCTCTCCACTTAGTTATATCATATAAAATTATATAATTCGGTGTAATAAAATCACTGCGATGTTCAAAGGGTTGGTAGTTACTAGGAGGGATGGGCGGGGGTGGGTGGAGGTATTGTCGTATACATCCAGATGAAAGAGGATATGTGGAGGGGAATGGGGCACAAAACTATGATTTTCCAGTGTAGTTTATACACTTGCTTTACTTAGCGCAGCACATGGCGACCGCTAT